CGGGCGCGCAGCCGGCACGACGAACGCCTGGGATCCGGCGGAGCATTCGATCGCTCAGCGCGAGTTCGAGTCGAAGGCGACCGACATCTACCGCCAGTTCGTCCAGGCGCCCAAGAGCCTGAGCTTTGGCGACAAGCGCGAGCGCCGCAAGATCTTCTCGATCGTCTACCCGGCCGACACCCGGCGCGAGAACGGCGGCCATCTCGAGATCGAGTCGATCGAGGCCGAGGCCGTCGACGTCTTCGCTCGGGATCCGGCAGAGGCCCAGCGGTTCTACGGGAACATGCTGATCCCGGGTGCCGGCCGAGCCTTCGACCGGGACCTTTGGGATCTGCGGGCGCGGCCGCTCTACTTCCCCAGGCCCGGCGCGATCATCACCGTCGGCTTCGACGGCTCGTACTCGAACGATGCCTCGGGCTTCATCGGCACCGAGGTCCCAACCGGCTTCCAGTGGCCGCTGGCTCTCTGGGAGCGCCAGTCTACCGATCCGCCCGACTGGGAAGTCCCGCGCGCCGAGGCGACAGCGGTCCTCGAGCAGGTCTTCGAGATCTTCCGCGTCTTCCGCCTCTACGCCGACCCCGCGCATTGGGAGACGCAGCTCGGCGAATGGGCCGGGCGGTTCGGGCAGGAGCGCGTGGTCGGCACTTGGACGAACAAGTGGATCTGGATGGCCCGCGCCGTGCGCGCCTTCGAGGACGCGATCGGCAACGGCCAGCTGACTCACTCGGGGGATCCGGACTACGCGCGCCACATCGGCAACGCCGTGAAGCAGTACGTCCAGATCCGCGATGAGAAGGGCCACCCGATGCACGTCATCACCAAGGAACGGCCCGATTCGCCGAACAAGATCGACCTGGACGTCGCCGGCGTCCTGTCCTGGCAGGCACGCATCGACGCGCTCGAGCTCGGGCTCGGAGAGGAGCAGGTATGGACCGCCGCCTGATCGCCGCCCGCGAGCTGCTGGGCCGGGCTGTGCCGGCGTCGCCCTGGGCGGTCGCCGGCGGGGCAGTGGGCATGCTCGCCTTGGGTCCGGTTGGAGCAGCCGCCGGCGCGACGGCCATGGTGGCGATGCGCTGGTCGACGCGCGGCGGATCGGCCCTCTCGATGCTGCTCAACCGCACGAAGATCGACTACGCCCGGGCCGTGGGGGATCCGACCAAGAACAGCATCGTGATGGCCGTCGTCGGCTGGATCGCCCGCAACTTCCCCGAGGCCCCGGTGCGCATCGGGATCCAGGCCGCGGACGGCCAGGTCACCTACATTCCGCGCGGAATGACGGGCCCGGGCTTCATGCTTCGCCTGCTCGAGCGGCCCAACAAGTGGTTCAGCGGAATGCTGATGTGGAAGGCGGTCATCGTCGACCTCTTCTGCCACGGCAACGCCTACATCCTCAAGGTCCGGAGCCCCTCGGGCCGCGTCGTGGAGCTCTGGTACGCGCCGGCGAAGACGTTGCGGCCATGCTGGCCCGACAACGACTCGGCCACCTTCATCGGTTGGTACGAGTACCGCCCTGGCGACGGCCGCGTCTACTTCCTCCGCCCCGACGACGTCGTCCATTTTCGTGACGGCATCGATCCGACCAACACGCGCCTGGGGCTCTCGAAGCTGGGCTCCCTCTTCCGGGAGATCTTCACCGACGACGAGGCCGCCAACTTCACCGCGGTGCTCATCAAGAACCTCGGCGTCCCGGGCGTGATCCTTGCTCCCTCGAACACCACGAGCTCGTTCGCCACGATCGCCGATCCCGAGAAGGTCAAGCAGACCTTCATGGAGAAGTTCGGCGGGGACAAGCGCGGCGAGCCGATGGTGATGACGCACCCCACCGACGTGAAGGTGCTCTCGTTCTCGCCTCAGGAGATGGACCTCAAGGCCCTGCGCCGGATCCCCGAGGAGCGGATCTCCGGCGTCCTGGGCATCGCCGCCGTGGTGGCGGGCCTGGGAGCTGGTCTGGATCGATCGACTTTCACCAACTACGGCGAGGCGCGCAAGGCGGCCTACGAAGAGTCGGTTATCCCCGAGCACAAGATCTGCGCGGCCGAGCTCCTGGTCCAGATGCTGCCGGAGTGGGCGGACACCGAGGCCCTGACCTACGTCGTCGAGTTCGACGTCACCCACGTCCGGGCACTGCAGGAAGCGATCGCCGACGTTTGGCGCCGCGCCGAGTCCGCTGGCACCAAAGGCCTTATCAAGCGCTCTGACTTCAAGCGGATGGTGGGTCTGGTCCCGGCCGCCGACGGCAGCGACGACGTCTTCGTCTATCCCAACAACTACACGATCAGCGACGGCACCGCCGGGGGTAATTCCCCCGGCGGGCCATCAACTCGCGTCATTCCTCCCGCGGCCGCAGGGGCCACCGAACAGACAGGAGTCGCGGCATGAGCCCGAAGTATCCGCACGTTCTCCAGGCCGTCTATGGTCGGCCCTGGGCCATCGACCCGACGAGCCACGAGTGGGCGATCATCCTCAATCTGGTCGAGTTTCGGGCCGCCGGCGGCCGATTGGATCCTGAAACGATCGCCGAGCGCATCGAAGCCGCGCAGGCACGCGACGGCCAGGGGCGGCGACGGGCCGCGATCGAGGCCGCGGCTGGCGATGGCACGACGCAGAGCGGGACCAAGACGATCGCCGTGATCCCGATCATGGGCGTCATCACCCGCCGCGCCAACATGATGTCTGACATGTCGGGTGGCTGCTCGGTCGAAGCCATTCGAGAGGCCTTCGCAACCGCGGTAGCGGACGACTCGATCGATGGGATCGTCCTCGCGATCGACTCCCCCGGGGGATCGGTCGACGGGATCGATGAGCTGGCTGCGGAGATCCGCGCCGCTCGCGGGAGCAAGCCGATCGCCGCCGTCGCCGACGCCACAGCGGCCTCCGGCGCCTACTACCTCGCCAGTGCGGCGCAGGAGGTCGTGGTGACCCCCTCCGGCCGGGTTGGTTCGGTGGGCGTGATCTGGGCGCACCGCGACGAGACCAAGGCCCAGGAGATGGAGGGCGTCAAGACGACGCTGCTCTACGCCGGCAAGTACAAGGCTGAAGGCCATTCGGAGACCCCGCTCACCATGGAGGCCACGGACGCCTTCCAGGGCCAGGTCGACGAGTACTACCGCATGTTCGTCCAGGCTGTCGCTCGCGGGCGCGCCGTCTCGATGGAGGCCGTCCGCACCACCTACGGCGAGGGTCGGGTCGTCATGGCCAAGGCCGCTCTCGCCGCCGGCATGGTCGATCGCATCGACACTCTCGACAACACCATCCGCCGCGTCGCGCGTGGGTCCATCAAGCCGATAGGCCTGGGCCCCGACGCGACCGGCGACACCGCAGCCGCTTCGGCAGATTCGGTATCCGATCTGCCCGCACTCGACCCCGAGACGGTATCCGCCGAGGCCGAGGAGATCGCAGCGATGGCGACGAAGCACGCCGCCGCTCGCGCGACGGAGGGCCGACCCCTCTCTGCCGCGGATCGGGACCGCCTGGCGCGGGCCCGCGGGTCGATCGATTCCCTGCTGGCCGAAGCGCCCGCACCTGCGAAGTCCGGACCGAGCCTGCGGCTCGCCCTGGCGCTCGCCGAGGCCGACGCCAAGCTCGCCGGGATCCCCCCTCACACGAAGGAGTAACACGCCATGGGAATGGCAGAAGCCCTGCGCGAGCAGGCTGTCGCGAAGTTCGCCGAAGCCAAGGCGATCCAGGAATCGGGCGAGGTCAACGCTGAGTCCGAGGCCCAGGCTCTGGCCCTGGTCGCCGAAGGCCAGGGTCTGCTCGACCGCTCGGTCAAGGCCGCCGGTAACGACCTGACCATCCGCCAGGCTCTCGAAGAGACCACGGCGCGGGCCGGCGTTCCGGTCACCTTCCACGAGGCTCAGCTCGACCGGTCTGCCGGCCGCAGCCTGGGCCAGGCATTCGTCGAGAGCGACGAGTTCAAGGCCCTGGCTGCCTCCAAGGTCCTCACCTCGGAGAACGCGCACTTCACGAGCCAGCGGTTCGTGGCGGTCGCGGGCGACGTCATCCACACAACGCCGGTGACCGGACCGGCGTCAGCGCTCGTTGTCCCGGACTATCGCCCGGGCATCGTGCCGCTTCCTCAGCGCGAGCTGATGGTCCGGGACCTGTTCCCCGGCGACACGACGACCAGCGACAGCATCAGCTACGCCCAGCAGACCGGCTTCGTGAACAACGCGGCGATGCGAGCCCAGCCGACGACCCTCGTCGGCGCGACGCCGGATCCGTCCGGCATCACCTGGACCCGCAAGAACGCCGTGGTCGAGACGATGGGCAACTGGATGGCGATCACCCGGCAGAGCCTGCAAGATGTCGGCCAGACGCGCTCGCTCGTCGACGCGCAGGGCCGCCTCATGGTCGACCTGGCCATCGAGGATCAGCTCCTCAACGGCAACGGCACCAGCCCGGAGATCTCGGGCATCTACGACCAGGTCATCCAGACGCTGGATCTGACCGCGGCCACCGTGGACAACCCCAACCTCGCGGGTCTGCGCATCGCTCTTCGCATGGTCAAGACGGGT